CTCCAAGATTCATTTCCTTATATTTTACCAATCTATTTTCCAGCAGTCCTCCCAGTATTGTAGCTAGCTGCTGTTTTGTAACTTTTGCCACGTCATTCCCTTTTACAACCAATGCATAATCAAAGTCCGTCAACTGCGATACTTGATTTAATTTTTTGTCTGCCATAATCGTATTTTTTTTAATTATTTATTACTACTTGTTTTCTACCACTTGAACATATCCACCCGAAACAAGATTTTCCAAGTCGAATGCCATGCCTATCCCGCTGTCACGGATACAGAGATAAAGAACCTCCTTATCGGTGTAATACTTGCCTTCTTCCAGCACCATGTTATGTACCCAAGGTATAGGATCATCCAGTGTGCCGGAGTGCTCTATCTGCACAACCTTGTACAAGGATTCCGTACCCGTTCCCGGCTTCCAGTCCTCCTGCGGTGTATGTTTCTGTATAACCTCATAGAGCGTGCTGCCATAGCGGAAGCGGAACTGCACATCAACCTCTGTACCTATCAGATCCTCCCATAAGGGAAAGTACTCTTTCTTCACCAATGCTTCCTCTACAGTAAGCCCGGCATTGTTAATGTTTGCCGCAATATCGTTTAATCGTGTATCCACACGATCAAGTGCTTCAACATCTATCGCTTCCGTATCGATGAAGGACGCTTCGGCAATCATCTGCTCCTTCTGCTTTGATGTGATTTCTTTCCACATAGCCACATCCTCAGGACTGTTTATCAATACCTGATTCTCAAATCTTCGTTCCGACAGAGGCATATCTTCGGCCTGTGTCAGATAGCAATCATAACCTGCTTGTAATATCATATCGTTTACTCAATTAAATCCATACGTGTTATATACCAATGGTTGTTAAAGGCCTTCATCTCCAAAACATAAGGCCTTGCCATCTGAATTTCTGTTTTGTTATTGTAAGCTCCCACCAGTCCGCAGAAATAGTTCGTAGCCTTGTATTTATCCGGGTTCTTGGCCGCCCTTGATGTCATATCAACCACAAACTCCAGTTTCAATCCGTTCCATGATGATGCAGAAGGAAGAGTTATGGTTCCGCCCAAACCGTCAGCAGAGAAGAACGTAGATCCCTGAGTAGACGGATTCACGGTCATATTGCCTTCCGAATCAGCCAGACTATCCATATCACTTCCCGGTGAGTAGAGAAGAGTGGCGGTTACCGTACCCCCGATATTCGCCTTCGTTGCGACAAGATTTCCACCCTGATCCACACGGAACGGAGCGTTTCCCGGAACCTTACCTCCAGCCCATATCCTTATAGGTGTTGTACCAGCTTCCTTGCTGCTTCCTCCTGTAAGACCGGCTACGACATTATTATTCGAATCCTTTATCAATAACTCATTGCCTTGGACGAAATTAAGACTGGCATTCTTGGCTATTATCAGGCTGGTATAAATAGGACCAACATTGCTTAATTCCGTCCAATAGGTGGTATTGGTATAGGTTATAGAAGATGAGGATGTATGCGTCTTGATACACTTATACACATCCCATCCGTCTACCGCACTATTATTTCTTACCATCACGATATCAATATATCTCGTGCCATTCGTAAGGGATTCGTCATTCCTATACGTCACCCCGGTTGTCCATTCAGAATCCCGTATGATACATCCCTGTATTCCTTGTACACCATCCTTGCCATCTTCACCGGGTTTACCATCCACACCGTCTTTACCGGGTTCTCCCTTCTCAGCCCATACATCGTATTCGGCAGTGTTCACATCACCCGTCAAGCAATAGCCACCATCATTGAAAGTAAACCGATTACCGGCATTGTCTGTCCAACACCATAAGGGAGGATTGGTAGTGGATACCTTGGCTACATAAGAGCCGCCACCCATCGAAACGACACCCATCTTAGGAACAACCATACCAGTCCTAAACTGCCCCATCTGGGTGTAACCGTCACCCTTGTCACCTTTGATTTTTATCGGTGTACCCCATGCTCCGTCAGATGCGGACGCAGCAACCTTCTGTGACATCCATATGGCGGTACTTGTCGCATTTGTATGCCATCCTCCAGTAGTACCGTTCCCGGTAGGTACAGAAGGTTGGGAAGTGCTGTCATTATAAGTTATAAACACGCTCAATCCGTCAGAACCGGCTGCACCATCAGCACCGTCCGATCCGTCCACAACCATCAATGCCCATGCTGTTCCGTTCCATATATATACACGACCATTATTGGTATCCCGGTATGCCCAGTTGGTCTGAGGATTGGAAGGAGGTGTTTGGAGATCTCCTTTCCATACAATACTCAATCCGTCTTTCCCGTTCTTCCCATCAATTCCGTCAATAGTCATCTGATACCACTGTCCATCCTGATATACATATGATTTCTTATCAGTGGTATTCTTGTATGCCCACCCGTTCTGAGGATTGGAAGGAGCGGAGGAAAAATCACCTTTCCAAATGATGCTCGTTCCGGCTACGCCCTCAGCACCGTCTGCACCATCAAATCCGTACTTCGCCCAAAGGGCAGGAGCACTGAATTCACTCCATATACCGTTTTTCTTCTCCCTCTCACTGATCCACTCATAAGGCAGAGAGCTGGAAACACCTACAGGATCATCATGCCAGCCGGAAGGTACATAATCGTCCGTCTGTGACGTGGAAGGAGTGGCAGGTTTACTCTCTGTTGTAGTATGGATGAATACCCTCTCATAACTGGTACCATCGCTTCCGTCCTTTCCGCTTTGAACCAAAAGTTCATATTCATCGGTATTTATCTCACCCGTAAGACAGTATCCGCCATCATTGTAAGTAAACCGATTACCGGCATTGTCCGTCCAGCACCATAAGGGAGGATTGGTAGTGGATACTTTAGAAAGAAACGAACTTCCTCCCATTGTAACGATACTCATTTTGGGAACAACCAAGCCGGAATACCACGGACCGCTATTGGTCACGCTCACCCCGTCCTTTCCCGGTGCCCCCGGTGTTCCCGTATCACCTTTAGAAGCAATCTCCAGCCAATCGCCGTTAGATCCCGGTGCAGCAGACGAACCATCCTCATTGATACACGCCCACATGCTTCCGTTATAAGACAAGCTGTCGTAGTAATCGTAATGTACGCCAGGTATATAGCCTTCCTCACGGAAATTCAAAGTCTGTACAGGTGTTCCGTCCGGCTTTATCTGCTTGATAATACCTGTCATATATATATTATTCAGATACATGGAGTAACCATCCATGTTTAACCCGAATATATTCAGATTGGAAAGGTTGCCATATTGCAGGGCAACATTGGCAGCGGAGATCTCCCATGTATTCTGCTTCCACAACATACGGGTGTAAGTCCTTGTTTCGTAGACTGAGGTCTGACGGTCTGCATTGGTAAAGTTACCGTATACTACGAAATTCATCATTTCAAACGGATCGAAAGAAGAAGACCACGATGAAGATGTAGGACGCAACTGGTATTTGAATGTTTCGTTTCTTTTACCTGTGACTTCCGTGATTGTGAAATAGACCGTACAGAATCCGGCAAAACGTCTGTTGCCCTTCCCATCGTCATAATCCTCCGTAGCATTCCCGGTGATATTATGATAGATACCCATACAGATATCACCTACTGCGACAGCACCAATCTCACCATCTTCCAGCTTAAGCGTACATGTTTTGGTTCCTGTATCTACTGTTTCTATAATGCCGGCTCCGGGCGCACGCCACTTGTCACCCAGTGTGATCATCACACGATTGTATCTTAATTCGGGAACTTCAAGGAACCGGCGGATAAACATGCTCTCAAACTCTCCATGCCCTGTATCGAATATCTTGGCTCCGAATCCGGTCAAACCGCTTGCAAAACCATTCTTCCCGAAAACAGCACCGGCAAACATGCTGAGAAGAAACTTAGTGGAATCCGCCACGTCCTTCCGCAAGAATATCTCTTTCAGTTTCTCCGCACTGTTCTCTATTTCAGTCATTACACGTAATGCGCTCATCACGTCTTCATCGGTGTAGGTAACATCCTTGTCACCCTGCTTCACAATGCGGTTTACCAAATTCCCGGCTATTTTCAGACCTTTGAGAAAATTGATTATGCCTTGCGCATCATCATCGTTCAGTGCGGATAAGAACCAATTGAATACAGGTGTGTCCTCATCCAGCGTATATGCGGAATTGGCATGATCGGCATTGGTGACATCACCGCCGCCACCGCCACCCTGTATAATAGTCACAGAGCGGGGAACATACTTCCCATCACGCTCCCTCGGTACTACCCTACTTATGATTCTTATATCTGACTTTATCGCCATTCTCTATCATTGATAATGTTACTGTATTCTGCTCGTAATCCCATACACCACTTAACAGCATGAATTTCTTACTAACCATAGAATTGTCATACAAAACCGTGAAAGGATGAATGAGATCACTGTTTTTTAATACCTGAGTTAACTTGATTTTGGTTACCCGGTATCGGTTAATGATACGCCTGATCAACGCTTCTTCGGGGCGCACAAGCGTACCTTCTATTGCCGAATACAAGTTGTTTGTTAAAAAATTGCCATTTAAAAGAGCTTTGCTATATGTTGCCCCGTCTTCATTATAACTACTTATGCCAAATTCTATCTCGTCAAGTTCGGACATAAATTTTTCATTGACTACATTCTCGTATACACGATCCCCGTTCTCACCTTCATCTACAACTCCGTCTTTTTTCTTATAGGCAACTCTTAGATTTTCTATATCAACTACTTTTATATATTTATCATTCTGATACGGGTAATCCGTACCATACAGGATTAATTCAAATTTCCCCGTCAGTGGCACAGAATCCGGGAACTCAATCACATATCCCGTAAGCCCCTCATACGGCATATCTGCCTTTTTCGTTGCACGCAGTTTGGTTCGTTCCACTTCCTCACCCACCTCTCCTATACCTATCGTAAATGTGGTTTCGCTATTTTGCCATTTATTTCCATTCCAGTAATGATCGCCAATACGTAATTTAAACCGTAACACATGATCTTCCGTGATTGTCACCTTATTAGGCTCTGCGTAATTCGTTGTAAATAAAATATCGGCTGAAATTCCTATCGCTGCATCCTTATAGACAGCTGTCACGCCTCCCACTCTTAATATAGGATTTCCTACAGCCGTACTAATTATCCTATATCTCAATAAAGACCTCCATGTGTAATTCTCCGAAATTATTGTATACAACGGAGTTAATCCATCCCATCCCTTAAAATCTATATCAGCCTCCCCGACTCTGTATGCGGTCATACCGCCAGTCATATTATAATTTAAATTAGCACCCATTACAGGGATGGCATCTTGTGAAATCTCTCCATTATCACCATATGCTATTGATTCCCATCGTTCTAATGTCAACCCTTGCACATTCTCCACCTTATAGTATTTGTTATCATTCCTCTTATCCGTCAAGTTTGTGAAGCTCCCATACATATCACTCACATCAAATCCCTCATCATCCACCAATTCATCAAAAACATTATTTATTGCCTTAACGGTAACCTTATTATATCCGGGGAGCACATCTATTGTATGATCACTACCACCGAAGCCGATATCCTGAAGCAATACAGTGTTTGGAGTAACCATCTCATAAGTGACAAGATCCTCGCCATATGAGAAGTATTCCCCTTTCCAATCTACATCAACAAAATACAGGCTACCTTCATAATCGTATAAGGTCCAATTAAAAAAACGACAAAAATACTCCAGTACCTCGTCCAACATCATCCCTTCTGAGGTGAAGTTTTCTTCTGCGAGAGTTATCTCATCGAATATGTTTTTCTTTGTCGAATAATTCACTTCTGACGATCCATAGACATAAGGTATATATATCTTTTCATATCCCCCATTAGCTGATCTTATAATGTACCTTAAGAGGTTTATCGCCGTTATAAATCCATTCTCTGTCTGTTTCTCATATTGTATATTCACAAGCGTGCCTATTGCGCTTATGCAGTTTATACTCAATTTATCCGCAATTGGCACATAAGCTTGAGTAAACACTTCCGGTTCCACATATCCCGTCCATAACAGTTTATTCCCTCTATACAATTTTACAGCAACATGGTGACTGTTTACGCTAAACAAGTCATTCAACAAACTATCAGTCACAATGGATACTGATGCTGTAGATGTCCGTACAGGCTCGTACACAAACTCTTCATCTGTCCCTGTTACGACAAATGCGGACGGTGCACCTGTCAGTGTTTCTATTTCACCTATATAATCCTCCATGTAGAATTTAATCTCCAAGGATTCACCGGCATAATTGAAAAATGGCAATCTATATCTCTGCATAGTTAAAATATTTTTTTTCCAGTCCTCTTACCATAATTTTTAAGCTGTAGATATGCAGTATCTCCATCAAGCTGCATCTTTCCTCCAACTTCCACCCTCACATTAGCCATTCCAGTTCCTCCTATCATATCCTTTAATTTACTTAAAGGCGCAATAACTTCCGGATTACTGCTTGCACCTGGGTATTCACCCACTTCTGCCAATGTCCTTCCAGAAACCACGCCTCCATTCGCAAACTTCGGAATCACTGAAAACGCAGCAATAGCAGCAGCAATAGCAGCTCCTATTGCTATAATATTTGCAGGGAACGGAAGTTTTGCAGCACTCTTACCGGCATCACTCGCGCCTTCCGCCGTATTAGCAGCGACTTTTTTCCCCGCATTAACAACCTCCACACCTGTCGTTGCTGTATCTACAGCCGCCTCCGTAGTCGCATTGGTCACCTTGGCGGCTGTCGTTGCTGTATCTATCGCAGCCTCCGCTTCTTTTGCCTTCCCGAGCTTTTCTGTCAATTCCCTTAGGGTGTCTATAGTCTGTATTATACTCATAAAACTATCTACAGAATTGACCATCACATTCCATACTGCCATTATTCTCTCCCATGCAGACGCATCTTCATCATCCATTACATCTCTCAATTGAGTAAATGCACTAACCATTCTGTCTGCACTGGATGCTATATTTTTCACCCCTGAAAACATCCCTTGTTTCAACTCCTTACCCAAGTCCTTTATATCTTGCCGAACTTGGGCTATTTTCAGTGCTTTCTCTAAATCCGGCACATTAGCCATAGCTTTCGCTAGTTCCTCATCTAAAATTTTTCCGGCGTTTCTAGCTTCCTCCTGTAAATCTTTTGCATAGTCTTTCGCCAAATCAAGATTTTCTTGCGCGATATCTATGGTTGTTTTTTTATAATCAAAGGTTGTATCTCTTTCCTTCTTCTTTGTCGGGGTCCCCATTAATTGGGCATTCATCCTCATAGCTGTGATGAATGCCTGACCTTCAACACCAATTCCCGAAATGGAGCTGGCTGCTTTATCCATTTCTACCGCAAGTGCCTGTACATTCTTTCTGTATTGTTTTTCTGTTATTAAGCCATTGGCTTTCTGCGCACTCAATTCCGCAAGCCTCTTGGAATACTCTTTTTGAACATTTTCAAGCTCAACAGCACCCGCCAAAGCATCCTTTTGCCTTACTGCCGCATCTGCTGTTTCTTTTAATTTCTTGTAAAAATCACTCTCTAAAACTTTCCGATCGTTAGAGCCGCTAGCCTCAGCATACAACTTGATATTCAACTCTGCTAATGCCTTATTATATTCTGCCTGAGATATAGATCCTATCTTATATTTTGCCTCCAATTCAGACAGTTCTTTGGCTGACTTTTCTTCCAGTTTCTGCAATGTTGTTTTCTGGACTTTCCCCTCTTCAATACCACCTTGAGATACACCCGCACCTGTATTTACAGTATTAACTTTAGCGGTTGATTGTTCCAACTTCGTATTAATATCGGCTAAAATCCTATTCTGTTCCGTAAGTTCCGCATCATATGTCTGTATATCCGAGCCTGTTCCTTTCCCAAATTCATCATGCACTATTTTTTTTATCCCATTCCATAATACATTTACACCCCATTCACTCCCCGATGCTACTTCTTCTTTTCTTTCGTTTTTTCTCCTCTTAATATTCTCTATATTACTCTCTACTTCTAGCTTTTTCTGTGTCAAATAATCCACTTCCGCAGCAGCTTTCAAAAGTTCAACCCGTTCCGCAAACTTCTCATTCAAATCTCCTTGAATAACAAGATTTTTTTCATCTATAGAGTAGTTTGTATTAAGCTGCTGATTTATTTTAGACAAAGCCGCTTTACGCTCATCTATGCTACGATTCAAATCAGTCGCTATCTTATACTGTGTCTGTAGATTAACAATATCTGATGTATTGGTGCTCTTTCCTAATTCAGCCTTATAATCAGAGAACAAGTTTTTTATTCTCTTGGCTTCCTGATACATTACTACCAATTTCGCCACAATCGCACCGATAGCAGCTATTACCGCAGTCGGAGCAATGGCCACTAGAGCAGTTTTTATAGATTTTACAGCATTGGCAAACATCATCCTCATTGTAGAAGTCGCTTTTTGCGATCTCCATGCAACTTCATCGAACGATTGCCCGGCTGCTTTTGCCGCGCGCCTAGCTGCTGCTTTTGCCGCTAATTCAGTTTTTTGAAAAGAAATGATCAGTTTATTAACCAAGCGACTAGTTACCAATACAGATATAGCAGTAACAACGTAAGTTATAAGACTTTGTATATTATCTGCCGCTGTTTGAATATATCCCGTAAGCCAGTCAATTATTGATTTATATTTACTTTGTACATCGGACTTATTGACCAGCCCGGTAAATGCATTTTTCAAACGATTCAGAGAAGTTTCCAAATTATCAGTATCCACATTAGGAAGCATCTCATTCAATGCATCCGCAAATCTTGGAAGCACATCCGCGCTCAATAATTTACCTTCCTTCAACAACTTATCAAGACCTGCAACACTCGTTCCTGCCGCTTTGGCCATAGCTTGCAAGGCTATCGGCAACCGTTCTCCCATCTGCAAACGCAATTCTTCAGAGCTTATCTTTCCTTTGCTCATCATCTGAGACAGAGCCAAAAATACACCATTGCTGTCCTCTGCACTCATGCCAAATGCAGTTGTCGCCCTTGACAGGGATTCAAATATTTTCCTCTGTTCCTGCATAGACATTCCCGATATACTAGCCGCTGCCGTAAACTTCGCGTAATTCCCAGTAAGAGCATTTATCTCCAATCCATATTTTTTCGCCAAATCTAAAAGGTAACGCTGATTGTCTGCAAATTTGGACATTGACCCTGAAACATTCTTCAATGCGGTTGTTACCCTGTTTGTCTCTTTCGCCACCTCTATAAATCTAGTCACAAGATTGGACAATCCTATACCACCGACACCTAATGCAGCCGCAAAAGTCAGTATCTGAGCCTGCATGGCCTGAAATCCTGCCTTAACCTGATTGGTCCCCTTTCTGAAATTCTCCGTCAGAAAGTTAATTGCTATTGAAAATGATAATCTACCGGCCATATTAATTACCCCTACTTTTCCAGTTTATTTTATTTATATCAAACAAATCACCATTAAGGAACTTCATCAACTGTTCTTCATTCTCACGCATTTCCTTTTCAGCCTTACGCCTCATCTCATCCGTTTCCCATGGGAATGGGTATAATACTTGTGGGGATGATACCTTTTTCCCATCTATATGAGGAAGTATTGATATATAGGTCCATAATCTGGCATTTTCCAGCTCTTCTTTGCGTTTTCTTTCGTAAGCTTCTATATATAATGGCAAATCACACAAATCCATTTCCTCCATCGCATAATGAGCGTCCAACCCACCCATTACCAACATGGATACTATCTCACCAATACTACACGATATCCCCCCTTCTGATTTCGTATCATCAGATGATTCAGTTTCTTGGAATTGAGCCATTATGCCCATTGCCCTATCAAGTCTTAACATCAGATCCTTAAAAATACCATCATTCTCCAATGCAGTTTTAAATACCTCAAATGTATAAGGAGTGTTATCCACATTCATTACGTATAAAAATGCATCGATATCTTCTTTTGATGAATAGTCCATCTGAGAGAAAGGCTTTTTCATCAATTGTTCCCATCTGATAATCATCCTCACGGTATATCTATGAAAAACAGCATTCTTTATCGGTTTTTTAGATGGAACCGGATGTTTTTCCTCTCGTAAACACCATCTTGTAAAAAAGAAGAGAATTATAATACAACCAACAGATATTATTACTAATTCCATATATTCTTATTTTAAAAAAGGCAGTCTGTATAACTGCCTTCTCTTATTACATTTTAATAATTACGCACCAGCACCATCCTCTAACGGCCCCGTACCTTGAAGCGTTACAGAACTTGTACAGATCGCCCCATTATCAGCCTTCATTGATAGTGCGGTAATGATTGCATTGCCTTTGACATATTCCTCCCCTTTAGGGAAGTCGCCTTCTGTTTCTTCTGTTTTGGCAATTACAAACGGAATTGGAGTACGCTTCTTCATCAATTCCTTCAACGTAACAAATGACATGTGCCCCGATTTTAAAGACAACATACTTTCGCTTGATACTGTATAACCTAACTGTCCTGTCAGGTATTCTTTCCAGTTACCCGACATCTTGTTGCTGGTATCAATTGTATCTGCACTAATATCAATGCCACACGATGTGCCAAAGGCTATCGGAACTATTTCTTTTGTACTTGGTTCTTTAGTGACTTCAACAAACAGCATCAACTTGTCACCGACAATCATGTCTTTACTTGAATCATACTTTTTTTCTGCCATAATATTTAAATTTTGATTATACCACTAACCAAAATTTTGTATGACAAAAACAAAAAAAGGGATACTGAACTTAGTATCCCTTTGCTAATTATAAAGAACTGATCGAAAATTGAAGCACTTGAACGTACTTGTTATCAACATAATCCTCTGTAGAATCTTCCAAATGAATCGTCATTGTTGGATTTTTAAAACTTCCCTCCAAAGTTGAATATATCAAGGAAGCAATCTGGTTACTTCTGTCGTAGTTGTCACTGATCACACTAACATAGACGATAGGTATTTGACGGGCGACTCCCATTTTACTATACTCTTGCTGATATCCATCACGCTGATATACTATAAAATCACCATCTGTCCCATCCGGAGCCACTATAGGATAAATTTTCCTACCGATAAAAGTGCTGACATCCTTAGATTCCAAAAGTATTCCACGTATCTCCGTGGTTATTCCAAACATATTCATACTTATCTTCTTTCATTGATTCGCTGGATAGCCCTTTTTAAGCCATCATACAAAAATCGCTCCGCCTTGGCCTCCTCAGATTTACGGGCATCCGACCAAAAACTATTCCCAGGCATAATACCGGATGTGCCAGTAAGCGGGTGTGGACGTTTTCTTGTTCCCATATCCACGAGATGAGCATGAGCTCCTGATTGTGTAAAACCGGACAGTGCACCTAACTTTCTTCTCTTTACTCTCGTAGTAAAAGAGCTTTCCAAATTTCCTGTAACCTTTCCACTTTTACGCATTCTTGCACGGAGATTGGTTTTTCCCTTACGCATGAAAACAGAAGCAGCGGATCTTAGTCCACTACGGATTGCTTTATCCTTTTCAAAATCCTCCAGATTCCGAACTAGATAATGAATATTTTCTTGATCTATTACTTTTAGCTCCATAATCATGTATCTATTCTACCAAGAGTTAAAATCAAAGTGTTATCTCTTTGAGGATCTATCATTTTAATCTCATATACATTATTCATGTATACAACCCTTTGCGTATTCTTTATCACGGGATATGCTCTTACCTGAAAAACAACCGTTCTTCCAATAAACTGCTCCATAGCACTTACCCCATCCTTATCCACTACTAATGACATCTTTCTACGATATCCCTTGCAACGAAAGATTTCCTCATACTCCTTCACCACAAACCCGGTATCAGATTGATGCTCTCTCAACTCTTTAAATACCAATGTCTCATATAACAATCCAGCTCTCATAAACTATAATCCCTATACAGGGATAGCAAATATTTAACCCCTTGTTCCAATGGGCGGCTTTGGATGGTAATAACCTCTTCCCTGTATGCATAATACGCCCCTATTGATAAAAGTATAGCCTGCCGTATCGGTGCCGGGATAGACTTACCTCCACCGATAGAGGTAAGCTCTTCCACAGACACACATAATTCTTTAGCAACTTTCTCTTCCGCTACTTCTATCAGGGACTCAATGTATGCATTATCCCCATCGTAAGCATCCTCTATGTTTAAATGCTTTTTAGCCAAATCCAAAGTCACATACATACCCATATTATTTCAATGACGCAACAGTAAATGACTCTTTGCGGATCATCCCCATATTCCAGTAAGAGTTAACTACCAATCGGACCATGCCCTTTGTTGCCTGAGTGTATGGATCGACTGTCATATCAATAGCACCCCATTGACCTAAGAAATAATCGGCCCAATTCCCAAACACGATACCAAACTCATCCGTACCCTCCCCTAATTCTTTAGGAATATTATTAGTACGCAATGCACGATATCCGTTAATCATTCCCTGTCCGTCATTGCCAAAAATAAAGCCCCCTGCACCCGAAGTATCCTTTACTTTTGTCTTTGCCTTACCTACCAAGGACGGATTCATTATATATGCAAGATTACCAAACAAAGCGTTGTTCAAATCTGCACCAGTTTCCATCGCTACAATCTGAGCCCATGTCATATCGCCTTTGATCGTTTTGCTAATATTGGCTTCCTGAAACATCCCATCTGGCACATTATCCGCATGCACTTCCTTTCCAAACGCAGTCTGCTCAATTTTCTGCGCGATAGCTATTGCCATCAACTGACGGATAAGTCCTTCGACACTACGGTTCTCTTGAATCAGTAATTGTTTGGAAAGATCTACGTATGCCGTCAGACGTTTTGGAGTGAATAAATTTCCCTTTTTGAACGTTCCTGCACCATCCTTGGCCTCTGCATTTTCTCCTTCCCAAAATACATTTGTAGCGGAATGTTCTGGCCAATAGATGTTTCCAACCAGCCCGGTCATCATACGGACTCCCGCTTGAGACAATACGAGGTTGGATTCCAAGGGAAGAAGTAATTCTTGCTGCTCTTCATCAATTACTACCCCTGTAGTTTTTTCCGTGCCAGCCGTATATGCGGCACGCTTTGCATAGCTCATAGGAATGATCAACTCACCGCTATTTTCAGCCGTTGCCGCCACAGAACGATGAAGTTTTGTCGCTTCCTCGATAACAGCCGCCTCGCTATCCCTTTGCTCGGTTTTATTCATTTGCGCAAGGATGGCACGGCGAAGAGAAAACTGTTTATTCGTGGACTCCATGCGTCTTGCAGGTGCCTGACGATTTTCTGTTTCCTTCTCATCTATTTCCAGATTGATTTCCGCCATACGGGTTTGATTTCTTCCCAATTCTTCGTTCTCTTCGGCTGTGAACTGACGCTTTTCTCCCTTTGCCGCCTCAATGATTGATCTAGAACGACTTTGTAACTGTTTTTTTTCGTCCTTTAATTCTGTGATACTTTTTTCTTTTGCCATAAAATTAAATATTTAATGATTTCTCAATATTTTGATAATATTCTTCTGGTATGGTTGCCTTTTTACGCAATTCTTCTTCTGCAATATCTTTGCCGCGCATATAAACAGAAGTCTTGCTGTATGCGGCATTATATACAGGAGAAACATCATACAAATTCCCGATCTTAGAAACTGTACGCTTCCAAGTTCCATCGTTTTTTTTCTCCCATGTATCCTTTTCAACATCAAAACAGAAAGAACTGGCTGATATCTCCCCTCTTCTTATGTTTTCTAACAATTCATCACCTAACGCTGTCTTTGGGGCTTCAAAACGATATTTTAACCCTTTTTCATCCACATTTAAAGAAAGAGACCCACTTCCATTATTGCTTCTAGCCAAAATACCCCGGCTTTGGGAATGATTCAAAAGCGCAAAAACATCGCTCTTCTCTAATACACCGTCCAAAGCACCCCGTTCTATAACTTCTTCAAAATATAATCCGTCCGATGGCGTATTAAAAAGAATGGCATACCCCTCAACTGTACGTTTTTCTTCGCTTTCCCCGGTCACTTGAACCTGATAGGCTGTATTCCTTATCTCTCTTTTTTCGTCCATTTTTATACTCTTTTACCGACTAACCATTTTTTTTGTATGACAAAAATTTATTTTTTATTCTTTGCCTACCGTTTTTTCATTTATAACAGGATTTTCTTCAACTCTCTGCACAACCGCATTGCTTAATGTTTGCATATTAGACTGCACAAAGGCGTTATCTCCGCCTTCCAAACGCGAATATCCCAATTCGCGTCGCGTTTCATTTGGTGTTATACCAGCTATATAAGACATCTCTTTATAAAACGATGCCTGAGCCGCCTTATCAGTACGCAAGATGGCAGAAGTATCAAATTCTGCAATAATTCGTCCTCTTTCCGAAGGAAGAAATATTTTTCTATTAATTTCCTGTTCTATCTTCGTTATAACAGCCAATACCGTATCTGTCAAATACTGAAGCTGGGTAGCCTCAACCGTTGAATAGCTTGATTTGGACAAATCGAACACCTTTACAGGAGAAACAGAAAAGAAACGGCACATATCAACCACATTAAACATGCGGCTTTCAATAAATTGGCTATCTTTCGGGCTGATAGAGATAGGTTGATACTTCATATTCCCCTCTAATATGGCTATTCCATTTGGATGGCCATTCATAGGGTTGGTGCGTTCTTCCCACGTCTGATAAATCTGGTCCTTTTGTTTGCTGTCCAATCTGGCTCCTTCAACCGTCAATATACCGGCTACACTGGCTCCACTTTTGAAAAAACCTGCCGCGTGCTCTTCTGTAGACGTAGATATATCAATTGTCTGTCTGGCATGTTCCAAAGTAGAAACACCAATTATACCATCATAAGAAAAATTAAGTACGTGAAACATATCCCGCGGTTCTACAAGCTCCTTGAATCCTACCACCTGATAACGCTTCCGCATAATTCCCTTCTTATCCTGTATCCATACAATGCTTACCTGACCAGAAGGAATATAAATCAACTGTGTTACATTTAGATCCTTGTCTCTTTCAATATATGCATATCCGTTCCCTGTAAGCAATACTGAAGCCATAATCGTTTTAAAAAACACATACCGTGTCATATCCTCATTCGGCTCCATATCCAAAATGTAATAAGCCGGGTGGTTTTTAGCCTCCTTCTTAAAACCATCCTTATCCAGTTCGTAAGTCTTCAACGGCAATACAGCAACACTATCCGAAATCAAATCAACACAACGATACACTGTAGAAAGAAGCATAGGCTTGCTTCTGCTGGATAGTATCTGCCTTCCCCCGGTATAACTCCATGCAGTTACACGGGAAGTCTCCACTTTTGACGCTTTTCTAATTTCTAATCCAAAAACTTTCATTTGCTCGATTTTATCAGCTAACCTTTTTTTTGTCATACAAAAAGGTGTTTTATTCATCACGAACAAAACACCCCTCCCTGTAACAGTAATTATATTATGAATAAAGTTTTAAAGTGCCTTACATGGGTAATACATCAGGATGTCTCTGATAATATATCTTCGTCAACGCCTGCTTCAGTTCCTGATAGTTTTTGATGAAACCAAGCTCAATCCATTGGGCTATCTGTTGTTCCAACTCGTACATCTCACGTATCTTAGCCTCATCACCAATCTTATTACGCATTTCTGATTCATGTTTGCCATACACAATGATATTGAGTGATTTTGCTAAATCCTTAACCTTCTGCTTGAATACATCCTTCGGGAGTATAGAACAAACAGCCGCACACATTTTAGGATACGCATCACCGGCAAGATTCCTGTATTGAATCATCTCATCATATACGAAGCGTATTACCTTTACTTCAAAACGAGGATTAATCCACATTGCGAATTTTGTAAATAAGAAAGGATGCATCCATACCTCTTCTTTAGGTCTTCCAGCTTTACCTTTTTCTTTAACCTTACTTTTCTTAACTACTTGATTATCAATTTTAGGGCAATTTTGCCCTAAACCTACCTCATTAGCTTCTGCTATTAAGGCTTATAATGAGATTTGGTTTGTTTTCATTAATATGTAAAGAAGATGGTTCGTGAGAATAGTCTTCTTTTTTTCTGTTTTTGTCATACAAAATTTTGGTTAGTGGTATAATCAAATTTAAAAATTATGAAGACCAATCAAATCATGATTCGCCCAATGGGTGAATTTACAGTTAGTCAGAGAACAAAAGACGGATATTTCGATGCTGGAGAATTGTTGCGGCAATGGAACTTATCAGGACAGGAACAACGCAAGATGGATGTGTTCTTAAATTCAGTGAGTACATGTAAGTTTGTTGAAGCCTTATAAATGTATGACAAACTAATAAAATTCTCCATATCTCGGAGACATCAGATAAACGCCTAACGCCTCAAGCATGGCTATCACCCCATCAATCTTCTTTTCTTCGAACTGCTTACTTGGCTTTGTATTTCCGTTCCTGTCCCTTGCCATAACCACATTCCTAAAACAATGGCGGTTTATCACATTATTATCAATTATCGCCTTTCCCGAAAGCATCAGGCGTTCCATTTCTTTTGTCGGTCGATTAAAATTACCTAAAGCCTGACTGAACTCCTGCATAGGCAATGCCTTCTCCTGTGCGTTTATCACAAACTGGGTTGCATTCCATGCATCATAGGCAATCTTTTGAATATAAACCCTATCCCTTATATCAAGTATATCGTTCAATATATAGTCGTAATCCGTCACATTACCCGGCGTGATTGTAATCAACCCCTTTCTTCTCCATTCCCCATAAAGCTCCTTGAATCTCTTTTCTTGCAAAGCCATTTCGGGAAGGTAATATTTCACTTTAAAATAATATTTTTCCGCCGTTGGGAACATGAATGCCGCACAAGTCAAGTCACTTGTACTGGAAAGGTCAATCCCCATATAACAATCCATATCCCTAAATTTTTCAAAATCCACATCAGAGGAAGAATCAAGTATATAATGTTCTGGAATCCATACCGTCTCAGCATCACACCACATATTTATATTCTTCGTTTTTATACCAACCTCTTCTGATGGAGAATTAATGGCTTTCTGAACCTGTTCACGTAAATATTTAGTTTTAACCGTAACACCTAAATTCGGATTACTTTTCCCCCACACAGCCTCATCTTTCCAATTATCACCTTCATCCAATGAATAAATCAAAGCAAATATCGTATCGTCTGTTTTCAATCCCTTAAGAATCTCAGTGCACATTTCCCGATACTGATAGCAAGGACCAAGTTTATCAAAACCTGCCGTAGTGATAATAATTCCCATTGGATCATCACGCATACCCTGTCCGGACTGAAGCACATCTTTCAAACCCGAATTCTTAGCTGCATGATACTCATCCAAAAGAAACATTGACGGATTGGGACCGTCCAGTTTTGAAGAATCAGCAGCCAGAACCTTCATAAAAGATAAAGTTCTATCAAAATTTATTTGGTCTCTAAATGATTCTAGATATTTGTGCTTCGGATCAAGACCAGATACAAAGTTACGACACATTGTAAAACTAACCTTCGCCTGATCCTTGGAATTAGCAGCTAGATAGACCTCTGCATTAGCCTCACCGTCTGCTATTAAATGATACAGGCAAAGAGCCGCAGCAAAAGCAGATTTCCCATTCTTCCTGGCCATTTCTATATAAACAAAAGATGTAAGACGGTTCCATGTCCCGTCTTCATCCTTTTTATAAAACCCATAAATATTAGCTACCGCAAATTCTTGCCACGGAAGCAAAACAAACGGCTTCCCAGCGTGCCTACCAGTATAATGCCTCAACAATGCAATAAATTCAATGGCGTAATCTACTCTTTCCTCCCTGAATTCAACATCATCCCTTTCAAACAAACTATAAAAACGCTCTACAGCCAGTTTGATATATTCTCCTACTAATACTTTCCCATCACGCACATCCGCGGCATACTGATAGTATTTCTTCATCGCTTAGATTTTGAACCCTTTCTGATAAATTCTTCCAAAGGAGATTCCTCATCATTGTCAGACTTCATCGCTTTTATAGTTCCTCGACTTTTTATAGTAAGACCGTATTCGGTCATTATCTTCATTACTTGCGCATAATTCTTGGTCGCTATGTTCTGAGCAGGATTAGCGGCCTTCTCATACTTGATCATTATTACGGGACCTTCCTCTAATAATAATTTGGTCGCTTGTAAATACATCTCATAACTCGTAGCCAACATCCTTAATGCACCAATATCTATATTCTGAATTGCCTTTCTCGCATTCAACTCCTTTACTACATCTTTCATAAATTTCTGTGTTTCCGATGAGAGATGCTCTGGCATTATAAATTTTACCATATTACTTTTTTTATAAAACCGTTATTTTGTCATACGTCATTTTTTAACTGTTAATATTTTAACAAATTCAAAATTTGAAAAAGTTCCGTGTGTGTGAGGAAGGGTCGGGCGAGGTTGGGAAGATCGTTTTCTAGAAAAAATCCCCCCCCTATCTTCTTCCTCGTCTTACTACATCCTCCTTTATCTCATTATTGTTGTGGATACGTTGATGACATCTCTTGCATAAGCTCATAAGGTTGTCATAATCGTATGCGAGTCTTTTCCTTTCATTTATATCATCTACTCCCATGAAAGATACAATATGATGTATATCTTCTGCCGGGACAGTATTGCCATCCTTTAAACACAATTCACATAAAGGATTATTAATCAATTTCCATTCACGCAATCTACGCCATCTCTCAGAATCATATATCTTTCTACGCTCCTGATTATACATATTATTCGTCTTGGGAATCATTTTCTTTACTTTTTCTATAGTCGGCATAAGGTATCTCTTTTAACAATTTATTATCATTTATAGTTTGAAATTCAATCATCTTAAAACGATAATGAAAGTATTCCACTAACTCCTTATCTGTATTAATAGCGGATGCTCTCTTATCTTGTGATACATAAAGGACTGCATCTTGAAATATATCTTCATAACTTTTTGAACAGAAACAGCCATAACTACGATACCCGCATAACTCTTTCAGCTTTGAATAATTACGCTCAATCATAGCCATAATCCTTTTATTAATCTTTCCTGTCTTTATTCTTCTCATTGTTGATTCTCCAATTTCCCGATTTATCAATCAGTTCCTCCACGCATCGCATTATCATACCTCTAACTATCACAGAAGTATTCGTCCCTGTAATATCAGATAATTCACTTAATAGCATAGATGTTCGGTCATCCACCCTAATTACTAATCTTCTATTTTTACCCATATTCTATATCTATTTGAATTAAATAATTGCACAATCACATGTTTCAATCTAGACTTATCCCTCATAATTCACCTCCTTTAATCTTTTAATTAGTTCATGCAGCACTCCATATATTATTATTCCGCTATTTACTTCCATAATCAATCTCCTTTTTCTTTTGGCTCATAAGTTACAATACTATTAATACTTCTTTTACCAAAAATTTCATAAGTCAACGTTCCTCCATAAAACTCTATAGTATCTCCCTTAATAGTAATGACCATTCCACCTTTTAATCTATGTTCCATATTATCTTCACAAGACAACATCATGGTTGTCATAAGTAAGAAATATAATCAGTTAATATCTTCTGCCTGTCATTATTCATAATCTTGTTTAATTAAATTATACCAATCATTGCTATCTTCGAAAAAACATCTGTATCCATTAGCCGTATGTTTGCCTCTCACTTTCCGACATACAGCACTGATCAAAGAAGGAGCCACGCCAATCATCTTACCAGCCATTTGTATCGAAGGGAATACTCCACATAATTTCTCATCCTTTATCAAAACAACGCTCTTTTTATTCATGCCTGCGCCAGTCTTATGCCAAGCCCCACGTCCTTTAGACAGATTTTTTATACTTCTGGCCTTGGAACGTTTTGAATGATAAACCATTTTACGACCCTTGTTGTGAGAAACACAACCTTTTAAAAATCGTCCGGTAATAAAGTCTCTCTCAAATCGCTCAGGCGGTATATATAATTCACTCATATCTGTTCCGTTATTAATTAAACTCTTTGATTAATTTCCATTTCGTTATTAATTAAACTCTTTGATTAATTTCCATTTCGTTTGAAGCTAATTAGGTTACATCATTAATACTGATTTCTCCTTTTAAAACTCGTTCTACCTGCCGGTCAAGTAATTCTTGAAATTCTATTTGGCATATAAGAGAGCAATCCGGTATCATCTCTTCCGGCATTTCTCCACGGTTAGGAGAAAGCTCATCAAGAAATATTTTTCCAGATTGGTCTTTCAGACACGTTGCTCCTACTTCTCGTTCAATTTTAGCCATCCGATCAAACACATTCGGGAAATCCTTCCGTATCTTATTCCAGTAGCCCATTCCACCTTTGACACAACCGATACAATTATTGTTATTGTAACCCATCTTGTACATGGCAGGGATTTCAATGCCAGCTTTCCAAAGCATTCCCATTGCATCTTGCTTGGTTATCTGTCGCTCGATAAGTGGGAACAACGGCTTTGTATCAGGATATTGCTGTTTAAAGCGGACAGCACGGTTTATTTCTTTCGGGTCAAAGTCGAATCCCCAGACTTGACCGTCCCAATTTCCCAACTCTTTTTCCAGCTTGTAACGGACTTGTTTCTTTAATTCGAATGTGCAAGCTGCACCAGTAGGACCATTAATAAATCTTTTCTTAGCCAACACATCCTCTACGTTAAGATACTTATCGCTGCGAATGGTATGAATTGGCCGCCCGTACCATCTCTCGCAATCTGAGATAAATCGGACATTATCTGGATGCCCGGAACCTGTTTCGATATAATAGAGTTGTACATCGTTATACAAGTTCAATGCTATCTTACAAGCTACTGCGGATGTTACACCGCAAGAAAACCATGCTATTATCATTTGATTCCTTTCTTTCTTTGATTTGAATTAATCCTCTTTGTACCAATCAGGCTTCGGAAACCTATCAGAGAAGAATATCTTATCCACTTCTTCAATGTAAACATCAGATGCTTCTGGCCATAAGTTCATCAGTTCATCTATGTCATTAACATAAGCGACTAAAATAAAAAATCTGTCATTCTCACCTGTACACCAGTATGGGTATTGAATGGGCCATATTAATGGACGATAATCTCCATCACATTTTTTCTTTTCTACAAAAAATCTTGCTCTAATCATTTTTATCTCGTTTCGAATCAAACTAGACCAGCCCACTCATTAATCGTAGCATTCAAAGCCCCCATAACAAGCATCTTGTCACTTTCGTCATACTCCATAAGCACCTCCACTGTCCGGTCACCATTACAATCATTGTATTCCCTTCCTGTTTGAATATTGACAGGAAGACCGTTCTCATGGACTGCTTCAAGCCATGCCTCAAGCAATCCTTTATTCATTTCTATTTTATCACTTTTCATAATTTCTTACTTTAGCAATAACAGACGATCCATTCTTCTTTATACCAATCTCGTCCAACACCAATACATCAGGATATTTTGTCACCCATTCCGGAAAATAATTTGTTGTCAGAACAACAGTAAAATCACCTTGAAAATAATCCCCTCTGACCAACGCCTCGTAATACTGTAACTGCCATTCCGGGATGTCATCAAACACCATTACATCAACATTTGTATCAATATGTTCCAAGAAACTTTTAAGACTTGATGATCTGACATCATAAAAAACACTACGCTTGTTTTCGCACATTTGAAGTGCCAACTGAGTTTTTCCACACCGAGGAGCTCCTACTAATAGTATTACTTTCATATCATTCACAATTTAAGTTTATCACATTTATTAATTTCTACTACAAGTTATTCACGCTCAAATATTTTCACTCCAGCCACTTCTTCTATCTTATCCTTCGCTAGTTCAGGTATTCGTACCCAACCACTCCGCCAATTATTAAACGTATAAATCGGCACCTTGCATTCATCAGCGAGCCTTTTAGCCATCTCAGATGATTCACATACTGGTAAACTGCGCAAATAGGTTCGTAATGCCATGCCATCCATTGTTTTTTTCTTCTTTTTTTCTTCCATATTTAATTAAATATTGAATATTGTTTTGTAGATTTATAATGCAAATATAAATTTAAGGAAATTAATTTCCAAACGCTTTAATAATTAATTT